ATTTCTTTTCGGCAGACGATCCCTCAAAAATGCGTGGCCCGCGTCGAGACAGGCTTTATATCAATGAGGCAAACAACATCGCTCACGAGTCTTTCAAACAGCTCAAGGTAAGGACGCGCGAAGGCAAGACGTTGATAGACCATAACCCTGTTGGAGAGTATTGGGCGCACGAGTACCAGGGTTATGACAGCACGATGTGGCACCATAGCACATACCTGGATGCAATACACGTCCTTCCGGCCGCAGTGGTTAAAGAGATCGAAAGCAGAAAAGACAAGGATCCAAACTGGTGGCGCGTCTATGGCTTGGGGCTGGTTGGTAAGTCTGAGGGCCTTATACATCCATCTTTTGCGGTAGTTGATGTGCAGCCACAGGGCAAGCGCACAGTTTACGGGTTAGATTTTGGCTATACAAACGACCCGACCGCTTTGGTGCGGAATGACATTGTAGGAGATAACCTGTACAGCGATGAGATAATATATGAGCGCGGCCTGACTAATCAGCAGATCGCTGAGCGGATGATCGAGCTTGGCGTGCGTCGCGGGTATGACATGGTAATCGCTGATAGCGCAGAGCCTAAAAGCATTCAGGAAATAGCAGAATATGGATTTAATATCCTGCCTGCCCGCAAGGGGCGCGACTCTCTCGCAAATGGTATACAGGTAGTTAATCAATACCGGCAGCACTGGACTAAGCGGAGCGTAAATTGCATAAAAGAGCAAAGAAACTACCGATACATAGAAAATAAGGATGGGCAGCTAACAAACAAGCCGATGGATATATACAACCACGGCATGGACGCAAGGCGCTATCCAGTGCAGTATATAACCAGCGTCGGCCATGTTGGCGGCGGGCGCGTGCCTTTAGGGGGATGATTTGAGCAAAAGACATGAGAGTGAAGCGCAGCTCCCAGATTATGCGGGATGGGAGCCTGATAATCAAGATAGCGCAGTAAATATATTGGCTGAGTCTGAGTATGATTTTATAGACGCAGCCTATGAGGGAACGGGAGGGTTTAGGTACGGCACCTATTTGATCCCTCATGCCAGAGAAGGGTTTTATGTCAAGCGACAGCAGTACAGCAGCTACACAAACTATGTGCGGCCTGCTGTTGATGCTATGGTGAACCCGGTGTTTAATAAAGCGTTCGACCGAAAGGCGTTTGTCCCTGGAACTGAAACAGAAATCAGCGGAAACACGTTTAACAATTTTATTGATGATTGTGACGGCGCTGGAACAACGCTGCATGAGAAAATGTGGGATGTGTCAAATATCGGACGGCGACACGAACTCTGCTTTGTGGTGATGGACAATTTCCCTGACAATATGCAGCCAGTAGACGCGCGCACCGCTGTAGAGGGGAGGGTATTCCCTTATATCTTTATACGTACAGCCCAGCAGCTGGAAGAGTACGAGCTAGACCGGTTCGGAAGAGCTGTGAGGATTGTCTTTGCAGATGTACCGGAGAGGGTCGAGAAAAAGCGAGGAGCCGGGCCAGAGTATGAAGAAAGATATAGAGAGTATACCGCCGAAGAAATCAGGCTGTTAAAAAAGTCAGAAGACGGCAAGACGTGGGAGATTATAGACGCGGTTAGAAATCCAATTGGCAGAATGCCTATCGTGTCTGTAAAGTTTAGCCGTGCTCGCGCAGGAAAGCTTCTCCCTACCCCTAAAATGTATGATGTGTGCCGCTTGTCTCACAGGATATATAACCTTGAGTCTGAATTGAGGGAGCTACAGCGCAAAGGCGTATTCTCATTTTTGGCTATCAATGGCACTGCGCAAGGAAGCGGCCTAACACTGGCAAAAGACAACGCACTCTACTATCCACTGGACCACAACCCGCCCCAGTGGATTGAGCAGAGCACAGAAGACTTGCGTGCGTACATGGAGGACATCGAAAAGCAAGAGAATAAATTTAGGATGGTGCTGGAGCAAAACGGCGTGACTGCTACCGTTACAGAGCAAAGCGGGGTGGCAAAAGAGTGGGACTTTAGAGCGCACGAGGCAATTCTCCGCCAGACATCGGCAGCTGCTAAAATGGCTGAATTTGAAATCGCGCAGATGTATCAAGACTATACTGGAGAGGTGTTTGATTATGCCGCCGATTACCCGACAGAATTTAGTCCTACTGCCACACAGAGAGCGTCGATGCTATACGACCAGTTTCTCCTTAACCAGATGCCGGAAGAGATGAGGGCGTATACAGTCAAAAAGTATTTCCGCTTGGTGCACGCAGATGACAATATTGATGTGATCCAGCCGATTATGGACAGTGCCGATATGGCTTTGGATGACCAGATGCAAAGCATGGCACAAAATGGTGACGACGGATGAGGTTGCGATAGGAAATATAAATGGCTAAAGACAATCCTATAAATCCGCTCGAGAATCAATTCCGTGATAAGTGGCGTGGCCTGTCGAGTGAAATCGAATCGCTATTGTTTAAAAAGGTTGTTCGCGGCGGAATGGCCCCACGTAAGGCAACGCGAGAAATATTTCGCGAGCTAAAAGTAGAGGATGCCCTACAAAGCGAAATCCTTGACGAGGTTGTGCAATCGATAAACGTTGGCAAGGGTGGCGAGTTGTCGCTGTCGGCGTCCTCTGGGGCGTCTGTTGACGGCCTTAAAAAGTGGTGGCTCAATCACCACTGGGTAAGCGACAATATGAGCCTGTCACAGCGCATAAGTAAGAATAAAATGCGGTCATTGATTGTGAAAGAAATCACCGATAGTATGCGCAGTGCCGAAGCTTGGACGCGAACCGCAAAGAGGGTCACAGATGCGCAGCTGGTAAGCGGAGATGTGGCAGGGTATATGTGGGAAGTTATAAACGCAGGGCGGCGGGCATTACATGACCCGGAAACGAGCGCAAAAGTAGCGTCTAAGCTGAGGAAGGCTCAGGCAAACATAGAAAGGCTTGCGAATAATGGCGCTCCAACGCAAAGACTAAGGGCGGCATACAAGAACGTCATTGATGTTGTAGAGAGCGGAAACACGGCTGCGATAGAAAGCGCCGTGCAACGCGCAGTAAGGCAGAAGGCACGATACAACGCGGAGAGGATTGCGCGTACAGAGAGGGCACGGGCATACGGCCAGGGATTCCATGCCCAGGTCTCGCAAGACGAGGACGCTGTAGGCTGGCGCTCTGAGCTGTCGAGTAGGCATCCAATGCCAGATATATGCGATTTTCATGCGGGCGCTGATTTGTATGGCATGGGCGAAGGGGTGTACCCTACAACCCGAGGGCCTGAGTACCCATACCACCCCCATTGCACATGCGTTAAAACAATAGTTTACAAAGGCGATGAGGCCGCAATATCTGACTATAACTCAAGTGCAGGAAAAAAGTTTTTGGAAAAAAACAAGTCAATACAAAAGAAGCTGTTAGGTACAAAGGGTGCAGACAATTTCAGGCGAAACCCAAACGGCTGGAGTCGGAATTTAAACAATTGGCGCGGTCATGGTAAGGTTGGCCCAGAGCTGCCAAAAAAATATTGGTAGTTAAAGGGGAATGCTGAACAAAGTGCAATATGTAGTTGCGTACAGTATCGATATTGATTATATTAATAGTGAGGACGCGCTGCCTCTATGTTGTCGCGCGATTCTCCTATAGTCTCCATATTCGGCGGCATTGCGGGGTGCCCGTATCACCTTGCCTTGTCGCCGTTTTTTATGCCCTTGTGGCAAAATCCCATGTGGTAAATTTCAACAATCGCCCTTGTGGCAGGAGGTAAAAAATGGACTTTGCAGAAGCTATCGAATCTGTTAGTGGTATGGAAAATGGTGAAGCGTTGAAGGAAGCAATTCTTTCAGAGGTGCGCAAAAAAGGCTCGTCAGAGGCAACGCTCAGGAGCAAATTAAAGGCGTATGAAGGCGTAGACCCTGAAAAATACCACGGGATAAGTGAGGCTTTGCAAGGTGCTGAAATTGACCTCGAAGGTGACATCGCAGAGCAGATTGCAAGCCTTAAAGGCGCTGCAGGCAAAACAACTGAACTTGACAAGGTGATGCGCGAGCTTAACAGTCTGAAGAAAAACTACGAAGCAGAGCAGGCGAGAGCTTCGGAGCTTGAACAAAAAAACAGGCGTGAGCGTATTTACAACTCTCTGGTTACAGAGTTTGATAGTAAGGTTTTGGCCGGAGATTTAGCGCTCGAGAGGCTGCTTGATAAAGGGATGCTTGAGCTTACAACAGATGGCAAGCCAGCATACAAGCGCGGCGATGAATTGGTTGTTGATGATATAGCAGGTGCGTATCTCCAGGACTATCCAAAGTACGCCCGCAACACTCAAAAGGGTGGGGCAGGCGTGCCGCCAAATGCTGGAGATGCGAAGAAAAATGTAATAAGGCGCTCAGAGTTTGATGGCTTGTCGCCTGAGCAGAAAATTCAAACCGTAAAAGATAAGGTCCAGGTAATTGACTGACCTTAAGGAGCTTTTAAGATGGCAAACACCCTTACAAACCTGATTAACGAAATGCACATGGGGCTTGATACTGTTTCCCGTGAGCTTGTTGGTTTTATCCCTGCAGTGCGTAAAGATTCTACTGCGGATGCAGTGGCAGAAAACGAAACGATCCGATTCCCGGTTGTCCCAAGCATGACTGCAGGAAGCATTGCCCCGGCTGCTACTGGCCCAGACCCTGACGCTCAAACAATCGGCAATGACACCCTGACAATCAACAACTTCCGCAATGTAACCTTCTATTGGGAAGGTGAAGAGCAAAAGGGCTTGAGCCGGAGCGGGACATATAACACGATCCTGTCTAACCAGTTCGCACAGGCATACCGGACGCTCGCAAATGAGGCTGAAACTGATCTTGCAGAGCTCTATAAAAACGCCTCTCGCGCATACGGTACTGCGGGGACAACTCCCTTTGGTACTGCGGACCAGCTGGATGATCTGAGTTATGCTGTCGAGATCCTAGAAAAAAATGGAGTGCCTTCCGGTGCTGACATTCATGCGGTTCTAGACACCCGCGCAATGGCAAACATGCGAGGGTATCAGGGGATCATCTTCAAGGCTAATGAAGCTGGAAGCCTCGGCCCTCGTGCGACCGGAGCTGTAGGCCAGCTGTTCAACGCCATGCTGCATACTTCAGGCCAAGTGCAAAAGCACACTGCCGGAACTGGCGCTGATTATGATGTTGACTTTGGGGCTGGCTATTCTTCTGGGGACACTACAATCCACGTTGACACCGGCACGGGCACTTTTGTTCAGGGTGACGTCATTACCTTAAGCGGCGACACGTCGAACAAGTACGTTGTCAAAACCGGCTTTGCTGGTGATGGCGATGGTGACATCGTTGTCCAAGACCCCGGCTTGATTCAGGCAGCAGCTGACAACGAAGACGTTGCATTCTCATCTGCATACCGTGCTAATATGGTCTTTGACCGTAACGCTATCCTGCTGGCAACGCGTGTGCCTGCTATGCCTCTCGGTGGGGATAACGCTGACGATGTAATGGTTGTTACTGACCCAGTAAGCGGCCTGAGCTTTCAGGTGGCAATGTATCGGCAGTATCGTCGTGTTGCATTTGAAGTTGCTCTTGCTTGGGGTGTTAAGGTTATCAAGCCTGAGCACATCGCTTTGATTCTTGGCTGATAAGGGGTTGTTTTGATTAAGCTTGAGAGAAGCGAACCAACGGCGCCCGGTGTAAACCGGGTTGCCGAGGTTGAAAAAGAAGACTTAGACAACTGGCTTAAATCTGGCAAGTGGGTTGTTTCTCCAGACTCCCAAGAAGGTGCTCCAAAGCGGAGAGGGCGCAAGCCAAAGGACCCTGGTGGAAGCAAAGATTAATGTCAATTCAAAGGGGCTTCTTGCGGCTTTTGTTAAGATGCCACAAGTTGTATCTAAGGAGCTGCGCAAAGAGCTTAAAACACAGCTTGTTGATGTGCAGCGCAAGGCCCGCCGTGAGCACCGATTCACAACGAGAAGCGGTGACTTGGAGCGTTCAGTAGACAACCCGGATGTGTCAAAGAGCGGGCTTAGTGGAGAGATTAGTCTAAATACGAATATTGCCCCATATGCGCGTAGGATACATGAGGGCGGTAAAAACAAGCTGGACTCTTTGGGGCGCAGGATGACCAATAAGGCCGACCCGTTTTTGCATGATGCCTTTGAAGCAAAGCAAAAAGACATCGAAGGTGGTTTGCAGGACGCTATTGGTAGGGCAATAAGGAAGGCTGGTTTCTGATGGCATATATACAAATTGGCGACATTACAGACAAGCTGTGTCTGGCATTTGAAAGCGGCGGCACATATGAGATTGAGAGTTATTTTAGTATGGCCGACACTGAAATAAATGTTTTGGCAGAAGAGCTTGGAGTTGACCCCGACGACATAGACACAGACTATAAAGGCGAACTCGACTCATCGACGGGAAGGGTTCACCCGAGGTTGATTGACTATGGGGCTTGCTATTGCCTTATGTGGTTCTTTTTTGATAGGGCTATGCTTGGTAACGATGAATACGACAAATACTACCGCAAGTATGAAAGCTACCGTGAAAAAGCGTCAAAATTCCGCACAAGCATTACCGCAAAAATGCTCACGGACAATGTGAGCGACACATCAGACTTATCTATTAATTCCCAAGTTATCTATCATGGCTGAGTATGTTACCCGCGAAGAGCTTACGCGCCATTGTGAAGCTCGTCATGCTGCAAACGATAAGACCATTGACATCCTTCGCACGGCAACAAACAGGAGCATAGAAAAGCTGTTCGAGAAAATTGACAAGATGAATAGCTTATTGGTCGGGTGTTTGGCATCTGTACTGCTGTTGCTTGGGGGCGTTGTGGTGCAGCTCGCTGTTGAGCAATTTGGAGAGAATCCAAAGCCGCAACCCGTGGAGATACGCCTCACGGTGGACCGAGAGGGGAAATTAATGGGGGCTGATAAATGAACTATTGTGACGGCGATATGCTGGTATGTAATGGAAGAAGGTTTAATCCGATTGCTATCATGATACGTATTGCAACACGTGGGTGGCGCCATGCGTTTGATGTGAAAATTGCAACGCATACCGCAATGGTGTTCCACTGGCGCGGCAAGCCTTACTCAGTTGGGATGTCAGGCAGGAGGGTGGGTGATGTGCGCACAGGAGGGAAAAAGACTGGCATATACATCCAACCGATTGCGAAGGAAAACATAATAGCGGTTCGCAGGCATGAAGCATTTGCTATTTCAAAAAGTGTATCAGGGTTGCGTTTATTGGTAAACCGAGACCTCAAAGAGGACGACGAATACGACTATCGAGTGTGGGCGGATTATGTTGCGCGGTTCATTGGTGATTACCCTGATAAATACTATTGCTCAGAAAAGTTTTATTTGTGGACGCGAATATTTATTTCGTATCCGCAAATGTTTATGGTGCGCGTAAGCCCTGAAGATTTGCATCGCTGTGGATGCGGCTGGACAACGATAGAGAGCAAAATTGCATGAACTCTCAAAAAGCACAGTTTGCTGAATGGTGCCGTGGTGAATCTGGTAAGCCTTACTTGTGGGGCGGCAGTGGCCCAGATGGATACGACTGCTCAGGGTTTATAATCGCAGGATTGCAGTATTCTGGGGTGGGCATAACGGACCACACAGCGCACCAGATTTATTGCATATTTGGAAACAACCAGGTTGATATTAGCGATGCTGAGCCGGGCGATATAGTGTTTTATGGCAGCCCTGAAAGAGTACATCATTGCATGGTTGTAGCCCAGCGATGGAGCAGCGGGCACATTACTCTTGTTGGTGCCCGTGGTGGCAACAGCACTACTACGACGGTGGATGCTGCTCGTAAGATGCGTGCTATGGTAGATATAGTTGACGGCACATATTGGGCAAGTGAGAGGCTTTGTTTCGTGGACCCGTGGAAATGATAGTCAGACTAACGATAAACGGCGAGGTCTGGACCGGCGACATACACGACGCCCCCGTTAAGAGTGGGGACGTGGTGGAGTGTGATAGGCCGATTGTGTTTGAGCGCCCTACGTATTTGTGGGAGGGTGTTGAGGGTATTACATTCCATTGCCCGAACCGCTTCAATGTGCTCATGAACCCATATGATGACGTTGTCATCTACTGGCCGGACGGCACTGAGGTTGCACGCTACGCTCCTGCACCGTGGACTAAAGATTGGATTACTCCAGATGGGCTCGGGCGTGTTGGAAACGAGAGGTTGGCTTTGCGGTTGCCGGAGGTGGATGAGCGAATCAGAGAGCAGCAAGGGATAGACTCAAGGTTTAACGCCGCGCTGAAAATGCTGAAGCATGAAGTGCCCGCTCTTAACAAGGCGGCTGAGGACCCAGTCAAGGGCCGTATATTGCAAGAGACAATGGTGGAAACAGGGTTGACAAAGC